AGCCCTACCCACGGGCGCTGTGTCATGGCATTGACTGCCTTGTCCACGCTGGACTGCGCTTGCATTTGCCTGCCATCAATGACTCCACGCTCATAGTCTGAGGCAGACTCTCTCCACGGCTCCTGCTTTGGCTGTGCTGCAAAGTGATCAGCCAATTCCCGCGCCCGATGCTTATTGACGCCCTCGCGGACTAAGGCAACGACAACTATGTCACGCCACTGACTTGGCTCCCGCTCTGGCTGTGCCAATGCTTCGCGCAGGGCGGTGATTGCTTCCACTTTGCTGTAGTGCAACGCCTCCAGCGCCTGTTGCGCGGCTTGTCTCAGTGTGGTCATTTCAATTCTCCTTGTGACTCAATCGTTGCGTTGACCACTTCTTTATCGTCTCCGCAGGCTTTCCAAAGTGCGTCTGTCAGGACTAAGTTGTTGTAGTGCAACCGGCGCAGTTCGGCTGCGGCATCTGCGTAAGCCTGTAAAACACTTCGGTCAAGTATGTCGGCCAGTACCAATGCTTCTGGTTGTGTCATGTGTTTCCTCTTGCTCTAATGGCGTCAGCGTATTGCTGCCAGCCGTACTCGCCTTGTGCTTCACACAACTTCGCGCAAGCCTCACGCTCATGATTGGCAACAAGATTGGCAAAGGCTTCAAGCTGATACGCAGGATGTACCACGCCTTCAGAATCGGCAAACCCAGCTTCCAGCGCCATGCGGATGATTTCATCGCGTGTCATAGCATGGCCCAGACAAACCCGGCCACCGCACTCAAAAAGACAAGGGTCATCAGAAAAAGGATGACGATGGTCACCCAGTGCATCACCTCGTCAATGCCCCCGAAGTCGCCATCGTCCACTTTGTCCTGCGCTGCTTCGCGCTTGCTCTCGAATCCACTCATGCCGCCACCTGCAAGATGGCCTCCAAGCCCTCCAGAAGCTGCTGGGCTTCGTCACGGGTCAGGGCGGCATAGGCAGTGCTGCCCTTCAAAGCCAAATGCAGCCAAGCCCCACCGTCGTCCCAGCTATGTAGGGACACTTTGACACCGTCTTCGGTCTTGATGCTGGTTTCAATTTCGTTTTCCATGATTCGCTTTCGTTAAGAGTTGGTTGCGGGGGCCGAAGCCCCCATGTTGATTACTTGAGCAAGTGGTTGGTGTACTTGCTCCAATGGCCGTCCACTGTTTTGTACTTTTTCAGAAATGCAATCAGCATCCTGATGTCCTTGACGGCGACATCGTTGCCTACGCCCTCCTCATCCATTCTCATGTCGTTGTTGATGTGACCGTCTTCAAAATAGGTCATGAGGCGGTACTCTGCCTCACTCACAATTTCTTCGTCGGTGTAGTCCTCTGGGGTCACCTCTTTGCCACCCGGCTTGGTGTCGTCTTCGCAGATGGTCTCGAACGCAAACACCATTTCGGGGATTTTTATTGCTGCTTTGACTATTGCTCTCATTTCGCTGTTCCTTCTCTGTTACGACACCAAGAAGTTTGGTGTCTGAGTGTAATTCTACATTAAACAAAGAGGTTGTCAAGCCCCTTTGTAAATTTATTTGTATAGGGACTTACCCTAACCCTTTTGTTTTAGTGTTTGGCCCAGTACCCGTAAACGCACCTGCGGGAAATATGCCGAGTCCCGTCAGCGTTCACCGCGTATGACTCTCGCTGGGGGTTGAATGTGTCGTTGACGACCCCGTCAATCACGGCGGTGTAATGCTTGCTAACCGACACCACCAAATTACCCATTGGCAACTCGCCGTCGTGCAAGTGAACTTTGCACCCAGTGCCAATGCCCATCGTTGGTGTCCATACAAAGTCAATGGATGCCATGTAGTCCCTAAACCACTTGCGCGTGACGTTGATGCCACTGCGGGCGGATGCAGAGCGTTTACCGCGCTTACCTGCTGGTTGGCTTCCAGTCCCGCTGGCAAGAGCCGCATAAACCTCTGCGTATGGCAGGCCAGATGCAATTGCAATTGCACGAGCCACACAGTCACCTGCTGTGCCTTTGTAGCCTGCGGCCTCTCGGCCTCCATCGTTGTACTGATATTCCATTTCGCTTTTCCTTCGCTGTTGACTGCTTGATTGCAGTGAGGTCAGTGTAACACCGAATTAAACGATGCAACACTTTTCTTCTAGGTGTTTTCCCTAAGTTCCAAAAGTTTTTTGATCAACTTGTCTTCATTCAACTCCGCAAACCATTGGCGACGCGCCTCATCTTCTTGCTCTGCGTGACGTTTCTTTAGAGGGCAGAACGCGACGAGCGTACTCAGCGCCTCACTGCGCGAGGGGTGTTTCAGCCTGCGTATAGCTTTGGCCTCAATCTGTCGTACACGCTCTCTCCCAACCCCAAACACTGCGCCTATCTGATCAAGGGTGTAGTCAGCCCAAAAACGACACCAAAGCAGTTTTTGCTCCCGGCTGGTCAAGGTCTCTAGGATAGGTGGAAAGAGGCGCTTTAGATCGATTCTGGTATCTCTGTCCTCTGGCTCTGCCAGCATCCATTTTGGCAGGCGCTCAAAAACCTGCTCTTCTGGCTCATCATGCCGACTACGCCAAAGCCTACCCACTTCTGGATCGTAGTCATGCAGACGGCCTTCAAGGCTTATTCGACGGGTCATCTGGTTTACCCTCCATCTTGAGGTGCGCCAGCAAGGACAGCACGGCGGCAATGCGCTGGGGGTCGTGCGCCTCACGCTTTATCCACTGTTCCACTTCATGCAGGGCAAAGTCCCAGCCCGCCTCAAAGCCCTTGAGGTACTCGCCCTTTACAAATTCGGTCATGGTTAATCCTAAAAGTTGTAATCGTAAAACTTGCTTGGCTTGTGGCTCAGATTGAAGCGGCGACCGTGGGCATCCCGCCAGCCATGTTTGCCAAAGCGAATGCGAATCACGGGGGCGGTCTCGTCGCTTTTGATGTTCCATTTCTGGTCACGCTGGTTGATGCAGTGACCTGCAAAGCCACCCATCGCCCAGTCCAGCTTGACTGATTCATCGCGCTCTGAAACCATCTCTCTGATTTCAAGAGTCTTGTCGCTCACAACCCTGATCACCTCGAAGGGGTCGATGTCGCTGTAGCCAAGGTGATTGGCAAATTTCTGGTGGTTGCGGCAATGGCTGTAGCCATGATCGCCGGGGCCAAACTCTCCGCCGCACTGGGAACAAAAAGTGTTTTGAAATTTCATGATTCGCTTTCGGTTGGGGTTGGGGCCGAAGCCCCGTTGGTTTTAGCGGCTGGTGACCTTGACGGAGAACACGGCAGACACTTTGGTGTACTTGGCGTATGCCTCTGCGCTGAAGGCTTTGATGAAGGCTTCCTTGTCGAAGATCGACTTGTTAGACTCAATGTAGGTAGCCTTGAACAAGACACCTTCGACAACCTTCGCACCGCCTGCGGATGCAGACTCTTTGATGGCATCTTTGATGGCATCGGCTTGGGTCGTCAGGTCTTTGATTTGAGCCAACAAAGAACCGAGTGTGTCGATGTTGTTGAGGTTGAGATCGTTGTTCATAATTCGCTTTCTGTTCGCTGGTTCTGACTTGCGGGATTGCTTGGTCAGTGCGTGTAGTTTAACCCCAGATTAAACCTCGTCAACAACTTTCTTAAAATATTTTTCTAAGGAAAACCCTAATGTTGTTATTTGACAACACCAAGCAATTTGAGGGTGTCGTCCAGCAAGTCCTGCTCAGTGAAGCCCATCAGCTTGGGCCATGCCTTTGTCCCGACGCCGTGGATGCCGCTCAGAGCGCCTCTGTGATGGGCTGGGCATAGTGGGATGACATCCATGTGGCTTGCGCGTCTCCCAGCCCCTGTTCCGGCCCTTGGATGGTGCAATTCAGCCGGGGTTCCTTCATGCCCTAGCCTTCGGCAGACGGCGCAGCCCAACTCAGCTACCCGGCTCATGTGTTTTTTTTCCTTCAAGGTAGTCATGGTCGGGGGCAGTCTTCAGGGACGGCAACAAGGCAATGGACAGCAGCAAAGTTCCAACCCTCTTTGACCCATCTGTCGATGTAGGCGTCGCCCATTCTGGACAATGCTTTGCGGATGGCCTCGGGACTGCCACGGACTGTTAGCACCAGTTGGCCGACGGTCATGCCGTCTGGCTGCTTGTTGAGGGCATCCCGTATTCGGTTTTGGAGTGGCGTCATTTCTTGACGCTCCTGATGAGGTTGTGCAGTCTGTCTTCGATGGGTTCTACGACTCCTTTGCCTTCCCACGATTCCCACAAGCCGTTGCGGCGGTCATCAATGGTCAGGTCGCCATCTGGACTGTTGCGGAGCAGTATGCCCATCTCTGCACAGCTTACGGTGAAGCGTTTTGGTTCTGCTTGCGTTGGGCAAATGGTGTAGGTGTAGGGTAATTTAGCCATGATTCTTCCCCTTCAATGCTTTCTCAATTTCACTGTACAGACCCCACGCGGTTGAGCCATTGGCGTCAGTCCAGCGGTTGTAAATTCCCGCAAACTCGTACTCAGTCAACCCCTTCCACGGTGATGCGTAAATTTGAGCATCATCATTTTGTTTTTCTCGACGCTTGATATCGGCTTCAATTTGTTCAAACGCTTCATCTTCTGGTGTTTTCATGCAAATGCTCCAAAACGAATAAATTAAAAAAATCAACCCGAGTCCTGCCAACCAGTGGGTGTGCATCACCCAGCCGTCCAGCAACACAAGCACCCAGCCAGCCGCGTGATGGTTCATATCGTCGCCTTGCCCTCAGCCCGGTTGTTTGCTTGTTCTGTGCGCCAGATTTCCACCCTGAGTTCTGCTGCTGTGATGTCCCACTTCAGCTTCTCTTCGATCTCCACCGCCGCCCTCAATCCAATGAGCAACTCGACCATTTCTGGATGAGCGTAGGCTTCGCGCTCCTGCGCTCCGATAGCAATCTCCATGCTGCGCTTCATCAGGATGCCCTTGAGGGACTTGCGGAAATGTTCGATGTAGGTGCGCTCTGCTTTTGCTTTTGCAAACAGCGCAGCGTTCTTCAGGATGTAGTCAACCGCCTTGTGTGGGTCGCGCTCTTCACTCATAGTAAATCCCCCTTTTTTCTCGGTTGCGCTTGATGACCATGCCAACAAAAATTGTCAGGCATATCCAAAACATAAATCCAGACATTGCCATGAACGTCCAAAAAAAATCCCCAAATGAATCAAACATTTATTCCTCCTTGTTTGGCATACAAAGCCAGTAGTACCACATCAATAAAATACCAACACCCCACGCCACAACGCCAGACAACAAAAAAAATAAACCAATCACATTTAACAATGCTTCCATCAGTCACTCCTTTTATCCATGAAGTCTTCGCGTACATCCATCATTGCTTGCGCCTGCTCGAACGCCTCGTAGGCCGCATCAATCTTTGACCTTCCCTTGACGGGCTTTTGCATCATCAGCGCAAACATGGCATAGAGGTCAATCAGTTCTGGTTCTGTGTTCATTCAATTCCCTCAATGTTTATTTTGACCATCCCGCCAATTTCATCTGCCCAGTACACGCGCAGGTCTTCAATCAAGGCGTCGTCCTGCATCACACCAGCGTGCGTCATGGAGTCCAGCAAGGCTTTTAGAAGGTTGTCTAGGTCACGACGGCGGCGGTCTGGGCGGTACGCCTTGATTTCTACCTTGACTGCGTAGTCGATGTGCTTGGCGGCACGTTGTATCAGCACTTGGTCAGCAACCGCCTTGCGGTACTCGCGCCCTTTTGAACTGATGAGGACGCGACCGTTGAAGCTGCGCCAGTAGGTGTTGACCGTGGGAGGCCAAGGTAACGTAAGTTCAATCATTTCCATTCTCCTTCTGTTCCTTGATTGCCCTTTGTCCACTGTTCTCGAACATCTGCTTCAAGACGCGACTTGGGATGTAGTTCGTTCCAGCCCTTCTGGTGTCGCCCACGGTCGTCAACTTCACCGTTAAGCCAGATGTAAGCATCGTCACGATTTTGTATTCTTTTTTTGATGAGCCACCGAACGAGACAGCGATGCCTATGCTCATCGTCGGCTTGGCCTTCTTCATTCAAAATCCAAATCGCCAGTGAGTTGCAGCGCAATCTTGATGTTGGCAAAGGTGTGCAAGACTCCATCCTTGACCTCGTCTAGCAGCTTGTGTGCTTCAAAGTAATTCACCACGGCTCCTTGGGCAACCACGAGGCAACCGTTTTGGCTGGATTGTTTTTGTCTTCCAGATATTGTTTGTAGGTTTTCGTAGCACCATACTCGGGGCGCTGCCACTGGTGAAAGCTGCATTTAGGCATCTGCCCTTCCAGCTTCACGCTCCAACGAGAGGCGCAACCAGCCACACTGCACAGCAGGCTTGGGCCGTCATTGACGGGTTCGTCTTTTTTGAAATTAGTGAGTGCCATGATATTTACCCTCAATTATTTTTGCAAAATTGCTTGGCTTGAGAATCCATTCGAGGTCAGCAGTGAAGGCTCGACCATCCTTGCCGTTGACCTTGCCGACCAGAAACCGGGATTTTTGGATGTGACCAAAGAAGTCATTGAACCAGTCCAGAACAGCCCCGCCGCTGGTTGGCTTGTCCTTGCTCAGTTCTGCGGCTACCTCCCGCCACCGCTGTCTTAGGTAGCCCTTGCGGGCATCGTTCCACACCTCTACCCGGCGCAAGGTAGGCAACTGCTGGTGGTACAGGTCAATGACTGCTTGGTGTTGACAATCAGGCAATTTGTCCGCAGGTTCACCGTCAGGTGGACAAATATTGGTATCTATTGGTTTATGGTTACTGGTTACTGGTTCATGGTTGCTATTGGGGGGTGTTAAGGGTGGCGATGGGGGGGCTATAGGGTGGCTATCCCCTCCCTTGTTCCACCTCTTGTCAGCACCACGCTTGCCAGCCTCTGCCATCGAAACGTAGGCGGCTATTTCCTTGTCGGCCCTCGGGTTGATAAACCCATCTTCAGTGCTGGCAAAGAACTCGTTGAGAACGGTTAGAACGTCCTGCTCTTGGTCGCGCATACCGATTTGACGGGCGATGTCCCGTTGCTTTATCGGCGCTTGGTGCAGGTAGTAGTGGTCAAGCAGTCGCCTGTAGGCGAGGTCTTCCATCAGCGTCAGGTGATGGGTGTGGGATTTGTAGTCCCCGATGTGGAAACTGTAGTAGTGCATTTTTGACCTTACTTCGTTGGTCTGCTTCACTGGAGAAGAACATCGGCAGGAGGGTGAAGAATCCTCTTTTCCCCCGCTAAGGGTAGCCGTGCCCAAATTTATCATACCGCTTTTTTGGGCCTGCCGCCAAGTTTGCCCAACTCTTTGTTGACTGCAACCTGTTTGGTGTACTTTGCAATTTCTGCGTCACAGCGGCCATTGCGGTAGCCATCAACACCTTTGGTGAAGAATTCTTCCAGCACAATTTCGGTGATGTCCAGATCAAGTTTGATTTTTCTGGCAACCGCTTCGGTATCCAAAGGGATTGGCTTTTCGCTGATGTAGTACAAATCCAACAGTCTGCGGTAGGCCAAGTCCTCGGCATCCGACAGGTGCGTGGTGTGGGTGAGGTATTCGCCCAGATAAAATTTGTACCAAATCATTTTGCTGTCTTTCCAAAGATGTCGGGCCGCAGGTCAGCCCTTTTCACTTTCCTGCCAGTCCGCACTTCAATGTCGCGTGCCAGTTCTGGGCTGGGCAGTTGTCGCCCTGTCACCACCAGCGAGAACCAAGTCTTGCTGATGCCCAGCTTGCGGGCCATCGCAATCATCGACCCCCTTGGCTTGTCCTTAAAAAATTCTTGAAGCGTCATTGGGTTCCTTTGTGGTTAAGCGTATGTTACACTAAAAAAAATAGTTGTGCAAGATAAAATTAAACGTGGTACACTAGCCCCTGTTTAACATGAAAGCGAACCATGCACGACAAAAGTGAAATGCACGAACTCATGCTGGAAAGAATGCAAATGCTTGAGGAGGCTCTGGAAAGGGCTGAGGCAGGCACTGCTAGTGGGGACGACTGGAACATCATCCGCAGTGAATGCGGGGTGTCCAAGCGGCCAATTGTGACCTTAGAAACTGTATCAATCAGGAGCGAATCATGGGACTAATAGCGAAAAACAGCGGCGGCGGCGGTGGATTTACCCCCGTCCCACCGGGGATGCATCTTGCACGATGCTACCGAGTCATCGACTTGGGAACTCAAAACTCAACCTTCCAAGGAGTGCTTACAAAAAAGCCCAAGGTGATGTTTCAATTCGAGGTGCATGGGGAGGACGATGTCGGCAGCGCCATTGTCACGGCCAAGGGTGAGCCGATGTCAATCTCGAAGAACTTCACCCTCTCGCTGGTCGAGAAGGCAACCCTGCGCAAAGACTTGCAAACTTGGCGGGGGAGGGAGTTCACTCAGCAAGAACTCAATGGCTTTGAACTCAAGAACGTGCTTGGCGTGTGGGCAATGATTTCGGTCATCAAAGCGATGGGCAATGACGGCAATGAGTACACCAACATTTCGGCCATCATGCCCGTACCCCTTGCCATCAAAAGGGGGGGTATGCCTCAAGGTCACAACGACCTGAAGGAGTTCTCAATCGACGAGCCTGACATGGAGTTGTTCAGCACCTTCAGCAACGGCCTCAAGGAGAAAATCCAGAAGTCGCCAGAGTGGCAAGCACGGGGAAATTCAAACACGCCTGCCAGAAAACCCACCAACACAGGTTCGGGCTTTGACGACATGGACTCGGACATTCCTTTTTGAGGTGAAATGTGGATAATTTGTTTACGCTCATTAGACAACACAACGACCAATTCAGCGACGAGTTTGCTGAGTGGTTACCTGACAACGGACACGTTTGGCGGGCTTTTGTTTCAGAAGCCATGAAGGTACGCGCTCGTGGTAGGACTCACTATTCCAGTTACACGATTGTTGAGTTCCTGAGACATTATTCAGCCATTCAAGAGGCTGGCGGCGAGTGGAAGATCAACAACAACCACAGACCATACCTGCCTCGACTGTTTGACCTTTGCTATCCCGAGATGGCTGGTATGTTTGAATACCGAACCTTGACCAAGCCAAGACGTAACCACAAAGGAATTGAATAAATGCTAACAGTATCAGCACCAAGAGCGTCTGAGTCCAATCACTGGTACACCCGAGACGGCGTGCCAATGTACACCGTGGAGGCCAAGAAGGGCGGACAACGCAACACAACCTTGCGTGATGCACGAACCATGAATTTGGTTCCCAGCGTCACTACAATTTTGAGCGTTGCGGCAAAACCTGCGTTGACAGCTTGGCTTCAGCAACAGGTCTTGCTCTCTGCCCTCACCCTCCCGCGTCGAACAGACGAGCCTGAAAAGGAGTACGTCGACAGAATCATCAACGACTCAAAAGAACAAGGTCGGTCGGCGGCAGATGCTGGAACAGACATCCATGCATCAATACAGGGACACTATGAAAACAGACCATCAGGCAAACACCAAGAGAGTGTCAGCGCCTGCACCCAAGCAATTGACAACCATTTCGGAACACGGGTTTGGGTTTCCGAACGCTCGTTTGCACACGACCTTGGTTTTGGCGGTAAGTGCGATTTATTTTCTGGGAAGTGGGACGACGGTATTGTCATTGACATCAAAACCAAAGAGTTCACCGACCCCGCAAAGGTTGATGGCTACGACGAGCATCTCATGCAACTCTCAGCCTACCGAGTCGGTCTAGGCATTCCCGAAGCACGCTGTGCTAACGTCTTTGTCTCTCGTAGCGTTCCTGACCTAGTCGTGGTGAAGGAGTGGAGCCTTGAAGACCTTGACCGGGGTTGGGAGATGTTCGTGAACCTCCTGCAATTTTGGCAACTTAAAAACTCTCACAAATAAGGACTGAAAAATGTTGAGCGAAGAAACTATCAAGCAAATCTTCTTCCAGAGCGACCGACCCCGCAAAGACCCGCTGATTGGGGATGAGGTAGACATCGTGCAATTTGCGCACAACATTGAGTTGTTTGTTGAGGTGGAATTTTCCCGCAGGGAACACGCCCGTTGCGTTGAGATTGTCAAACAGATGAATCGCGCAGTGGGTGAGGCTTTAGAGAACCAGAGACCCGCCTGAATCATGGACATGACCATCATCATTCAATTGGCAAAAGAATTTGAAGAGGGCAGTCGAGACCCACAGGCAATTTTGGCTTTTGCTTGCATGGAAGCCTACCAACAAGGGTTTGATGAGGGCGTAGAGCAGGCAGAAAAACAGATGGCGCAAACCCAGATGCTTTTGATGTGTACCGCTGGACACGCATAAAAAAGCCCCCCGATTAAGGGGGGCAAAAGGAGAGTGGCAACTGCTCCTCGAAACTTATTGCTGTGGTGGTGGGTTCTCTTTGGTGAGACGATTGTAAATATCACGTCCACCCAAACCAACAAGGCCAGCCAAGCCAGCCCTGCGTACATTCCGCAACGGCTTACCCACTGGGGGTACTAGCATCGCACCCGCAGAACCAGCCTGTAGAACCTTTAAGACGCCTTCGCTGGTGTCTCCAGCCTTGAACCGCTCCATCGCCTCTTGGTAACTCATGACGCCAGCCGCGCCAGCTAACGCGCCCAAGCCTGCACGACCAACAAGTCTCCCAGTATTTGCGGTGAATTTGCCAGCAGGGGTTGTCGGTTCTGGCGCACGCCCCAGTTTTCGTTGAGCCAATTCGGCGTTTGTTTCTGCTTGGGTCACTGCACGTTGCAGCGGAGCCGTTGTCCTTCTTTGTTCAGCAAGCACGTTGTGCTGTCGCCCAGCTTCTCCACGTTCTTTCTGAATTCGGTCTAATTCCGCTTGAAGTCGCTGACGTTCTTGTTCCTGCTGTTGCGCAAAAATTGCTTGCTGGTTTTGATTTGTTTCAATGCGCTGTTCAATTTCAGCGTTTTTAGGGTCAGCAAATTCTCTTGGAAGGTACAACTCACCCGGCCCTTTTTCGCCAGTCAAAACAAAGTCAGACCCGCCTACACGTTCGGCTCTTTCCCTATTTTTATTAAAAACGTCAACAACGTCGTAAGAACCTTTCCCATGCGGCTCGTTATGAGTCGTGTCTATTGCCTGAATTGCCACGTTGTAAGGCACACGTTCATTTGCAATCGCTTGAACAGTGTTGTAAGGTGAACCAGCACCAGCAATTTTTCTAGATTCAACCTTCAATTGCTCTGGAGAAACCACAGGTTCAGGCGCAGAAGCAGACGGCATTCCTTTGAGCCTTGAATTTAACAAATCTTCCTCGTTCTTTATGCGCTCAAGCCCACTTTGACTTTCCCTGTAAGCATCTTCAAGGTCGCCGGGGCGGTGGGCGCTGGCATTCTCTAAATTGCGGCGTGCCAATTCCAATTTATCTCGCGCAGAAAGATTTGCCTCTTCTGCTGAAGAGAGGATTGGCTTGGCAAACATGGGGCCAGCCAAATTGATGGCCGCACCCATATAAGCTGCTTCTGCTGGTTGAATATCGTTGGCAAAATCCTTTGCTTGCTCAAGCAAAGTTTTGGGCGGTGGAGGAGGCTTGTTCTTATCCGCTTCCGCTTGGCGTAGAGCCTCTGCCTCTTGTTCTTTTTTGAGTTTGGCTGCTTCTGACTCGTAATTTGCAAAACGACTTGGTTCTTTTGTAACGCCAATCAGGCCAGTCTCTGCGTCATTGTCCAAATCAAAATTTTGAGAAACACGCAAAGCGTATTTGCGCGTTTCTGGACGCAAAGACATGATTGCTTCGTCTGGATTGGTGTCGTATTGCTTGATGAATTCAGCGTTTGCTTTTGGGCTGGCGTTATACATCGCCACGGCAATGCGCGGACTTTTGTATTTGGTCAACAAGTCTTTCAGAATGAAAACGCCGCCTTTGATGTTGCTGTCTTCATCATCAGGGTCAATGTCTGCACCTAAATTCTTGTTGTACAAACGAGCCGTGTCAGGCATGATTTGCATGAGACCACGCGCCCCAGCAGGGGAGGTTGTAATTTTTTCCCCGTCGTAATGATTAAACTTCCCACGGGTTTCGGCTTCGGCAATTGCAATTGCAAACGCAGGATTAACACCCTGACGCTCTGCCTCTGCGGCAATCTTAATCACCACATCTTGCTGAGGTTTTGACAGTGCGCTAAATTTTTTCTCATCCATGCTTTAACCTCCACGCTCTTTTTGCAGACGCCTTAATTTTTCTGAAAAGCCTTCTTTTTTTTCAGTAATAATATTGCTTGGTTTTGATGCTGATACGGCAGTCGGTTTCGGCGCAGGTGTTGCTTGCGTAAGCATCCATTTATAGATAATTTCCTTGGCAGCATCGAAATTTCCCGATTCATAATCTTCTTTGCTTACTTTGCCAATAATGATATTTTTCCCATCTTGCGTAACTTGAACATCGCCATTAGGCCGAAGTTCTGGACTCAACACTTGCATTTGTTTTTGTCTATCCGTGAGTGCAGGCGCGGTACTTGAAGGGGCCGCAGGGGGAGCAGGGGGAGCAGGGGGAGCAGGCCTTGGAGGGGCCGCAGGAGGCGCAGATGCCGCAGGGGACGCAGGTGGTGCAGATGCCGCAGGGGCCACAGGAGGTGCGGAAGCCGCTGGTGCTGGAGCCGCTGGAGATGGCGGAGCCGCCGCTGGGGGCTTCCTCTTGGGAGACAACAAATCTACGTTGTCTTCACGCACCCGGTCAAGCGTTTCTCTGTATTCTGACTTGAGCGACTTGTAGTCATCGTCAACCATGAAGTCGTTGTAGGTATAACCGGGCTTCTTGCTTTTTTGACTCCACAATTTAAAGCGGTCTTCGTCAAACATACCTTGCAGTTTGAGTGCTTCTGATTTAAGAATCAGCGCACGCTGACTGTCTGAAGCAAGAGCATAAATGCTTGAAAGCAGTTTAGTTTCGTAATCGGACATTGAACCTTCACCCGGTGTCCTGTTCAACTGACGACCGCGAACTTGCAAATCCGCAATTTTTTGCGCAAGCATTTGCAAAGCGGTCAAATCGTCCTCGGTCAGATTTGCTTCGGCAAGAGTTTTACCGGGCACATTGACGCTAAAGTTGCCAACACTGATGCCCTCTTGTGCGGCGCGTGTAACAGCACCGAAGATGCCGGGTCGGTTCATTGCTTGTGTAATTCTTGGGTTGCTTTTTGCGTAAGCAATTATGTCGTTCGAAGAGTTGATGTTTCCAAATGCCGCTTCCGCCTGCGCTGCCAGCTTGGTAGCCTTTGCCTCAGCATCTTTTGACCTTAATTGGGCCGTTTCTTTTAGCCCAGCTTCTTCAACATTGATTGCTATTTTTTCTCGTGCAATTTTCAACTCTTTTGCCACTTCAATTTTGGATTTTCCACTGGCAATAGCAAGTTCTTCTATTATTTTTATTGTTGACAAGTCGTCTGCTTTTTGTATTTCTCCCGGCGTAAGTTCTTTTTGCTCCGCAAGTTTTTGGGCTGTCATCAATTCTTGGGCGGTGCTTGCAATTAATTTGTTGAACTCTACGTCGGAAATTTTTTGTCCTATTCCATTTTTTCCAGCCAAGATACGAGCCTGCTCTTGCTCTATCCAACCCTTGCTGTCGTAATATTCAAGTAACGCTTTTTCGTCTTTAGTCTTAAAATATTCTTGTAACTTGGCTTGGTACTCAGCGTACTCTGCTGCGTTCATTTCGCGCTCAGTGCGTTGACCGCGAGGGACGACCTTGCGTTTATCTTGACCTAATTTTTCTCGTTCAACACCAAGCCTCTCGCGGTCGATGAGGTTTTTCTCATCGGCTTCTTGAGACCTACGCATTTCTTGCAAAGTAGGAAGTATTTTGGGATTGATGCGACTCGCCATCAGCAACACTTCGTCGGTAACTTTTATGCGCCCTTGGGCGGCTGCACTCAACACTTGCTGGGGGTTCTGACCAGCAGGAACAGCAGCAGAAGGAACTCCAGCAGGAACCATAGGTGGTGTTGCGCGACCAGCCTCGCCGGGAGCCTGCGTGATAGGAGCAGGAGCGGAACCAGCAGCGGGTCTATTTCCAGCCAGCAACTTGTTGACAAAGGCATCACCACCCAACTGCTGGCGGAACTCCATCTCTTTGCCAGCCAGTTCCATCTCCAACTTTTGGTTTTCTCTCTGGCGAAGCATTTCCTTCTCTGCCTCTACTCCAGCGTTCTCTGCGGCATACCCCAAGGACTCGCCAAACGAACCCGTCTTGGTGGGTTTCAAGAAGCCTGCGGCGGTCTGCATCAGGACAGGGTCAAACATCCTGTTCTTGCGATTGTCTAATCCTTCGCGAAGACGCAACAGAATATTGTTCATTGCCTCGCGTTGGTCGCTCAGGTCGTCAGTAACCGAATCTTTTAACCCAGTCGCATCTGACTGCATCTTTTCAATGTTTTCAGCCTGTACTGCGCCTGCGTCAAACTTACCCCCAGCTTGCTGTGGTTTCATTTGGTTTAGTGCGCCCTGTGCTGGAATTGCCATTATTTACTCCACTAAGTAGCCATCGACATCGTAGAAATTTCCGTTGCCGTCGTGATATTCTGAGCCAGAAGGAGCCATGCCGCCATCGGCAAGACGTACACCGCCTGTTTGGTTGATTACGCCACCATTGGCTTTTGATGGCAGAACTGCCGTTGTTGTTCCTGACTTCTTGGCGTTTTCTGTCAATTGTTTGTAGTATTCACTTTGAGCGTCCGCTGTACTTGTGTTGGGGAACAACGAAGCAAATATACTACCCAAGCCAGCAATCTGCGAAAGCGGACTGTTGGAGTAGCCCTCGGAGCCAGTCGTCTGTGTAGTCCTGCCCATAGGCATTTGATAGCCTTGGAGCAACTTGGCAAACTGTTGCGACTGGGCCATTGGGTAGTCGAGCAACTTCTGGCCTTGAGCCTGTTGTTGAGAGCCGTAGTCGGACATGGTCTTCAGACCAGCCAGTCCTAAACCTTGTTGGGCTTGGCCCAAGTTCTCAAAGGCTTGACCAGACTGTAGGGCGCGAGTCAAATCATTTTGGGCAAATGTTCCAGCGTCTTTGTAGCCCATCTGAAGGGCTTGCATCTGTTTGCCAAGCAAGTCAGCCTGAATGTCGCGCAAAGAGTTCCCAGTAATCTGAGACTGACGACGTGAACCAAACTGACCAGAGCCAGCCGCCGCCGCGCCAAGGTTTGGCAGGATGTTTTCCTGAACATTACGTTGAGTCAAGCGACCCATCTCATCCACCACACTTGAGGTGTAGGGGTTCATGTAGTCAGCAATGACGTCAGGAACCGTTGTAGCGCCCGCCTCGCCCAGCAATTGAGACGCTGCACCCATAGACCCCGCGCCAGCAAACGCGACGTCTGGAGCCATCTGGAAGGCTTGCTGCTGCAAAGGACTGAAGCCAGCTACACCGCCCTGCTGGACGGCGTTCTGACCAAGGTTGGCAATGTCTTGCAGGTAGTTCGTGTAAAACTCTGGAGCCGTCTGTTGGTCTTCCGTCGTCTTGGTTTGTGGGTCACCCTGAAATAAGCCAGCCATTATCTTGCTCCTTTGAGATACGAGGTTAGCACTTTTGTCTTGGGCGGTATTTTATTGATGGGTGCTGACCGCTTGTGGGCGCGGATGTTCTCGCGGAACCTATCCAAAGCCTGTGCGCCTGCCTTGGTCGAGCCGTTGCCAATCTGCGCGACAAGTTCAGAATCAAGCACATACTCGCCATCCGCAAGCATGGCCGGGATGTCATCAGACTGACCATCACCTTCTCCATGCACCGCAGAGCCTTGGCGGAAGTCCATTCGGCCCTGAGTCATTGGCACGTTGGAAACGTGAGACAAGCCACCCCTGCGCATTGGGGGAGGCATACCCTGCTGAGGCATCATGGGCGACATTTGCTGTGGAGCCATTGGCGGAGCCTGCTGTGGCAACTTTTGTTGCTGGGCTTGTTGTGCAGGTTGTTGCTGACCAACCTGAGTCATCATCTCTGGAGGGTTCATGGGGGGCTGTGGGCGCATCCCTAAGTTTGCCAAGATGTCCGCTGGTTGCCCAAAGGTGTAGTACGAGGCCACAGGAGTCGACATAGAAGACAGACCGCCAGAGGCCATTTCCGTTTCGTTGTCGGCAACCTCTTCGTCGGCGGCAACTTCTTCGTAGCCGTAGTCGCCTTCGTTCACCGGGTTGTAGCCGGGGGCATTCAGGTTCTTCAGCAACTCCTCGTTTGGCGTGTAGTCGTCTCCACTTGTGCCGTAGTCTTCGTAGCCAACAAAGTTGGTTGGGCCAATCCCAAAGTCAGTGGTGCGCGGGTTGATAGCGCCAACCTGAGACATATCAATACCTTGATATTGATCACCTCCGCCAAAATCACTACCAAGCAAAGAGGCGACCAAAGCGCCAGCGCCAGCCGCTGGAAGCGCGCCAGTTATTTTTGCAAGCGTTTCGTCGCTTACGCCAGTTAAATTTTGGAAGCCTTTCGATACGGTATTTCCTATATTGTCGAAGGAAAAAGGATTGCCACTGGTCGCCACGGCTTTGGTGGTGACGTTAGGGTCATAGACCGTGCCGTATTCTGGGTCGTCAAAAGTGTAGTATGTGCCATCGCTGTAATATTGAGTGTATGTTCCATCTTTGTTGTCAACAGACTTGCGGACGGTTACATCATCAACTGCTGTATCGTATGCAACAGAGGACGCAACGGGATACGGGTCTTCAAGAGTGCTAGATATTTCATTCCCGTTATAATCTACGGTGACATAACCTCGATTTTCATCGTAATAAGTGTAGGAATTGTCGCCGTTATCGGTGTACTCAGGTTTTTCACCGAGTAAGTAACCTGTTACTCCGCCTGTTAAGTAGCCTGTTACTCCGCCTTTGTTCATCATAGTCATCAGGCCACCTTTTTTTCCATAGTCAAGTTCCTCATCGTAATTTTCGTTGTCTGTAAACGTGTAATTTGAGTTGTCGGTGTAATCGGTGTTGTCTGTAAGCGTGTAACCTGCATCTTCGACGGAATCAGTTTCTGGGTAATTGGTGTAGTCGTCGTAGTTGAACTCAGTAGTCCACTCTCCGTCAGCACCCAGTGTCCATTCAGCACCAGTGTCTGGGTCTGTGTAGGAGTTGTATTCATCAGCACTGCTGTCGTCCGTATATTCAGAGCCGTCAGCGTTGTACGCCAAGTCGTACCCGCCATCATCATTCATGGTGTAGTAGTTTCCCTCGCCGTTTTGGAAGTATTGTGTACCCTCAGAACTTTCACTGACTCCGTCGCCGCTGGTTGTATCAATTGTTTCGCCATCTCCACCGCCGCTTGCGGCATCTTGATTGGCTTCATCATAAATTGATTCAACTTCCGCTGGGTTTGCAGTTACTGCATCACTTGCGTCAACAACATTTCCTGTGCTATCACGAGTAACCGTACTGCCATCAGGATAAACGGTAGTGGTTGTTCCGTCAGCATTTTTTACATTATGAATTTCTTCCTCAGTCAACACCGTGCTAGTGATTGGTTTTGTTCCGCCCGCAGGAGGCTTGTTTGTAGAGCCAGCAGGGGATTTTGTTCCTCCAGCGGGGAGTTTTTTGTCAGCAAGTGCTTTTGCGGCGGCGACTTTTGCGGCGGTGACGGCGGCACTGTCTCCTTCAGTTTTACCAGTAGTCTTAACCACCGTGGGCTTGCCAGTAATCTTGTCAATGATTAGCTTTGTTCCAGCACCAATCGCCGCGCCCGTGAGCGCGTTAACTAGCGTGCTTGTGGCCGTACTTGGCTTTTTAACGACAGGCTTTACTACAGACGTGGGAGTCGTCTTTGTCGTAATTACAGGCTTTGTCGCCGTTACGGGCTTTGTTGTAACAACGGGCTTGGTCGTAACAGTTGGTTTGGTAGTTACTGGCTTTGTGGTGACGACTGGCTTGGTCGTAATAGGTTTGGTGGTCAGTGCTGGCTTGGTCACAATCGGCTTGGTCGTGATGGCAGGCTTGGCTGTAGAAGTCAACGCAGGCTTCGTTGCAGAGGTTGGCTTTGTAATTGCCGCAGGGGCTGGTCTCGTAATCTCAGAAGGGGCTGGCCTTGTAATTGCCTCGGCTGCTGGGCGATTGGCCGAAATGTTTGAAGTCAGAGCGGGTGGTCTGCCAGAAACTGCTGCCCGATTAGAACCGCCGTCAGAAGTCATTGAGCCAGAAGTTCGACCAGTCAATGAAGGACGGTCGTTCAAATTGCTGATGACGCTTTTCAGTGGCGCAACGTCAAAATCTTTAGCCTCTGGAAGTTGCTTGGTTGATGTGCGTTTTTTTAGAATCGCCATTTTTATCCTGCCTTTTTAACCAGTGAGGTCAAGTTCGCAATATTGCTTACAGGACTTAGTTTTGCGGTGCTTGACAAAGTTTTAGCTGGGCCAACCGTTTTTTTGATTGGAACCGCTTTTTGAATCGGTATTAATTTAGCCACATCCATCCTTGCAGGGGGCTTAACAGCCTTTGGTTTGACGCTTGTCAAGCCGCCAACGGGTCTGGCCGCTGTTGGTTTCCTGTTCAAAGCTGACTTGATTGCGCTACCAATAGTGGAAATTACAGGCTTTGTAATGTTAGTGGCCTTTATCCCTAAAGACGGGGCTATTTTTTCTTGAGGTGTTTCGGTTGAAACTGCATTCAATCCACCAATAGGTTGTTCTTCTGTTTCGTCTTTTGTTGACGGATTGATAAGCAAGTTCTCAGCAATTGCAACATCAGGAAGAACTGCACCCTCTGGGGTTTCAACGTCAGGTAAAAATTGCACCATGTCCGACATGGAAGCCAATGCACCCGAAGGTACTGTTTCATCTGGCGAAGAGGTAATCAAGTTCTCAGAAACTGGAGCAACAACTTCGCTTCCTTGATTTTCAAACAAATTTATTGGCTGCAATGTCTCTGATACAGATGCTAACCCACCAGTTGGCACGTCAGCTACAACAGCTTCTTCTGGGTAAGTATTTGCAATATCTACAACATCACTTGGAAGATTTGTTGTTGTATCGTCCAACACAACATCGCCAGAAGCTGCACCTGTTGTAGCAATTAAATCTTGGAAGTCAGTCGCTGTTTCAGCAATAGGTGCTGAAGAAACTATTGTGTCTGCTGTTCCTGTTGTTGTACCCGTTGTTCCTGTTGTTGTTCCTGTTGTCGTGTCTGCTGTTCCTGCTGTATTCGTTGTTGTTCCTGTTGTGTCGGCTGTCTTTCCTGTCGTGGTGTCAGCCACAACAACGGGAGTGTCCAATGTGTTGGTAGATGTGTCCACGCCCGTGTCAGACACTTTAACTTCGGTGACAAGGGTATCGGGGATGCCTGC